GAATCATGTGCACCAACAGAAGAAGTGCAACAAGTATTTAATGAATGGCTACAAACATTTAAGCCCAAAAGAATTAAGTTCAATCAAGATGAACACGTGCATTATTATAAAGGTTTTGCAAGTAAGAAAGATGAAAGCACATTTTTCACAAATGTTGGGTCAATGGACGGACTTAATCAAGGAAGTACATTCAAAGTTGGTGGAATCTATGAAACACCATTTGAAGATGAAGAAATTTATTGCAAGGGTGGTAAAGGTTGTGTAGCAACAAATAAAGTATTCCACTTCTGCAACACCATTAGTGAAATATCTAAGCATTATTCACCTAAATATTATTGTGAGGTTAAGCCTTTAGGTGCAGTCGTTGAAAATAACGGAGCTTTACTGTCTAACAAGATAGAAATAGTAAGAGCATTAAGTGATATTGAAGTACAGCAAATCCTACAACAAGAACAAAGGGCGGTGACAATATGATCCAAACTGATTTATTCGGCAATGCAGTGATAACTCAAAAGAATAGAGAAGAAGCCTGGAAGATATACGAAGAGCGTTCAAACATTGTGGATTCACTTTTAAAAGACCACGATAATGGCAAGTATAAGCTCGAGGGTGATGTATTCACTGCCTATAAGTTGGCACTAATAGACCTTAATGCTTTTATACCTGCTACACAAGGAAGAACGGACCTAGTATTAGATGAATTTAAGCCTGTTGAAAGTATTTTAGATGATTATATTAAATGGAAATTTTGGAGGGAAGAATAATGGCAAATAATGAATTTATGAAAATCTATAATTTAGGGCATATAAACAAACCTAAAATAGACCTTAATAGTACAAAGGTTACATACAATATGGATATTGCATTTGAACAAATGGCTAAGTCGTTTGCCGAGCAAAATGATGAAGCAATAATAAACTACTTATATAACAAGTATAGGGACACAAATGTAAGCCATGTTTATATGTTAAGTAAACCTGATTTTGAAAGGTTTTTACTTGAAATGCTACCTAAATGGATAAAAGAGGGGGAAGAAGATGAATAAAGATAAAGTTATTGAATTATTAAAAAAAGTAAAAAGAGATGGTATGGATAAGTTGATAGCGTGGTTAGAGAATAGTACATTCTTTACTGATCCAGCATCAGCCAAGTATCATGGAGATTATGAGGGTGGTTTATGCGACCATAGTTTAGCAGTATATGAAGAGTATGTTAAGCTAACAGGAGAAGATAACGAAAAAGCAATAGTTGCTTGTTTGCTTCATGATGTATGTAAGATAGGAACTTACAAGGTAGGTTTTAGAAACGTAAAGAACGAGCAAACAGGACAATGGGAAAAAGTACAAGTATACGAAAATGTAGATACTGAATTTCCTTTTGGACATGGCGAGAAGTCAGTCTTTATGATTAGTCAATTTATCAAGTTGACTAAAGAAGAAATACTAATGATTAGATGGCATATGGGAGCATATGAAAGTAAGGAATGTTGGAGAGAATTAGGCATAGCCCAAGAAATGTATCCTAGTGTGCTTTATATTCACTTTGCAGATATGTTAGCAACTAAAGTAAGAGGTGTTTAAAGGAGATGTTAAGATGAGTAAAGGATTAGAAGTATTAAAAACATATCTTGATAAAAGAATAAAAGATATTAAAAATTATTTAGAAGTTAATGAAAGAAGTGAAGATGAAGAAGGCTTTACTCCTAGTGAAGAATTACAAATTTGTTATTTAGCAAAAAGAATGTTAGCAGTAGACAATGCAAATCCTAGCGAGGCGTTGAAGTGTGTAGATAAACTAGAGCAAGTCATAGAAGAAATAACTATCAGTAATGCTGATTTAAGGAATACATTAAAAGCGAGTGTATCATTAGCAATTATCAAACAATCTTTACTAAAAGCACAAGAACAAGAAAAGGTGCTTGATGTGATTAAGAATAAAAGGGTTAATGTTGCTAATCTTATTGATTGGTTTAATAATTCACGAAATACAAGTTATGAGGGATATTTAAGTGATTATTACCAAGAAGGTTGGTTTATTCATTTTAAAGATAATGATGGTGTTGATATTATGTACCAACTTACTCAAGAAGAATTTGATACTTTAAAGAGGTGGCAAAATAACAAATAAAGAAAAATTAGAAGTATTAGAAATATTAAGGAACAAACCTTTTATCTTGCAAAAGATATTTGAGAATAAAGGTTTAGAGCCAAATGCACAAAAGAATTATGATGGAGATTACTTTTGGGGTACAATCGATGAAGAAGAATATCAAAAAGTAAAGGAGTGGCTTGAAAATGAGGGAAATATGTAGAAATTGCGATAATAAAGAAAATTGCGAAAACTATGCTCATACTAAACAAGATGAATGGGTATGTAATAACTTTAAACCTAACAAAAAAGGTATAGAGCAGATTTCACTATTTGATTTTGAGGAGGTAGTAGATGAACACACACCTAGCAAATAAATTCAAAAAAGAGCTTGAAGGTTGCACAATCCACGATAACTATATCCAAAATTCAAGCATTGATGGACAGCCTATTGAATACTTAATTGTAAGCATAGGCAACCATCATTACGCTATATCATATCGCATTTGGTACGTTATGAATGAAATTGAAGAGCCAATAAGAGATGCAATCGGAATAAGCGAGCCTTTGGCTTTTAGTGGCAACAGGCTAAAAGAGTACATAAAGCAATTAAAAATTAAAAATTTAGTCAATTAGGAGGGAATATGAGTAAATTTATAAGAACTAAAGATGGAATAATCTATGTAGGGGATTTAGTTAAAGACGAGCAAGGTAATTATTGTGATCCTAAAGATTATGATACTATAGAAGTAAGTGCTGAGTACATCATCAAAGAAGCTGATACAATAGATGAATTGTGTGATGGTTTTTATATAGATGATGGACAAGAATTTTGTCCTGAAGATACTTTTACAAACTTTGATAAATTTAAAGACAGCTATGAATACTACAATAAATATTGTGTCGGAAAATATGATGGCTATGGTTTTATTAAGACCCCAAAAGGCTTAATCTATGTAGCAAAAATGAATGAGAATGGAGAATTAGAATTGATATGAAAGAATTAAGATTAAAACCAATAAAGAATATTCCAACAAATGAGCTGTCTGCATTTGTAAATACGATTTATGATAATTTTTTCCACCAGATTGCAAATTTGGAAGATTCATTAAAGAATGAGAATGAGCCACTACATTATTTGATACTAAAAACAAGGCTTGAAGAAACCAAAAATGCTTTAAATATGTTTGAAGCAGTAGTTAATAAAGCAACGGAATATCAAGAAATAGATAATCAAGAAATCGAGGTAAAGGAATGAAAGTAATAATTTATAGCAATGAGAAAAAAGCATTTTGGAAAGCCCATTATATGGACTATACTAACAACTACAAAGAAGCAGGCATCTATAATGCTGACAAATTCCAAAAGAATTATCCAAAGATTAATTTTGATACAAACAATGATGATTTTATGATACCTTGTGAAAGTATCTCATTTGTAAAAACAATGCTTAACAAATGGATAAAGGACTTGTCAGTATGTGGCAAGAACACTAAAGCCATTGTAAGAGCTGAAATGAAAGCATTGTTGGAGGAATTGAATAGATGAAAGATGAACTAAAAAAATTGCAACAGGAATACAATACTGATGAACTAATTGAAAATGTTGTAAAGGTTTGCGACAAGTTATCTGATGATGACAAGGAAGTTATTTTAAAACTAATGGATTATGGCACTGCACTTGAGATGATCATATTGAGGGAGAAGAAAAATGAGAGCAAAAGAACTAGACTTAATAATAAAAAATAATAAAGAAGTATTAGAAGATATAGTATTATATATAATTAATACATTTAATGTAAGTAAAGAAGATTTAATAGAAGAAACTAAATCATGTGTAAGAAGATGCTTGAGGCACTTGAATCAGTATTCTTATAAGCTCAAGGAACTAGAGGAAAGAAAAGAACAAATTTATAACGATATAAAATACCTTGAAGCCTCATTTGTTGGCAGTGAATGGAGAGAGCCATCAGAAGAGGGAAAAAACACAGGCGGAAGAGAAGATAAAACAATGTTGAAGCATATCAAGTTGAATGACTTAAAAAGAGAACTTGAAAAGCTAACCATTGAATCACAATCAATAAGAGCATCTTATTATGACAACAGGGACAAAGTTAAAAGATTTATTGATTTACTTCCTAATGAAACACATAAATGTGTTTTAAAGGATACCTACTTTGGATTAAAAAGCGCATCTCAAATTGCTAAAGAGTACCAATACGCTTATAGAACAATTACAGAGTACAAGGATAGAGGCGTTGAGGGACTTGTAGACATTTTAAAGAAATATTTAGAAAATATTTAATTGTCGTAAATTGTCGTTTACAATTTCAAATATAATGATAGTGTAGATAATTAGATAGATTATCTATCCCATTGATGAATAATTTAATAGTAAGAGTGTGCTCTCCAATTAAAAATAAAGGTTCATAATTTAGCCCCCTAAATTAGATTAATTTTAAGTCATAAAAAATATATTCTTACTATAATTATTTAATCACAATCCTTCATAGAGATTGCATTAAAGAGTAGTCGGTTGACTGCTCTTTTTTGTTTAATCTCACTTATAGTACATATTATTACTAAAGTATAAATAATATACTATCAAGATAATAATTATTAATAATATATATACTATAGTAAATACTAGATACTAATAATATATATATATAAATAATAAATAATTAATAATATTAATATTAATAAATATATATTAAATAGTAAATATTATAGTTATTAAATAAATAATATAATTACTAAACTAATTATTAAGAATATTAAAGTAAAGGAGGTATGTAAGTATATATATGGAAGAAGCAAAGAAAGAATTTAAAGAACTTGAAAAAACACATAAATTGACCCCAAGACAAGAAGTATTCTGTCAAGAATATGTAATGTGTCTAATTGGTACTGAGGCATACCTCAAAGCATATCCAAATGTGAAGTATGACACAGCCAAGAGCAACGCTCACAAGCTACTTACTAATACCTACATACTCGCACGTATAGATGAATTGCAAGAAGAAATGCGCAAGGCTATAAAGGTAACACCTGAATTTTTAGTTATGAAATCAATGGAAGTTATACAAAGTGCAGTCAAAGGAGAAGTAAGCGAATATTGTACTAAGGACGGTAAACTTGTTAGAGGTAAAGAACTAAAAGTAGACCATAGAGCCATTAATGATGCTATAAGAAACATCTCAGCCATAACAGGATTGAATGCTCAAACAATAAAAGCACAAGCCCAAATTGAAGCCAAAGCAACTGTAGAAGTATCACAAGCTGATACTATTGCAGAAGATTTATTTGGAGACCATAACAAGTAATGCTTTTAAGTCAAAAACAAAAAGACTTCTTAATGTATAAAACCAATGTTGAATGTCTCGAGGGTCAAACCTACGGAGGCAAGACAACAATAGGCGCTATTAAGTTTATTTTAAGAGTTAAGGCTTCAAGAAAGATGCAGCACGTAATTAGTGGGCTTGATCTTGGTACTATTGAGAAGAACATCATAACAAAAGAAATGGGAATACTTGACTACTACGGAGAAAAAGATGTTAAGTATTTTTCAAATGGTAATATGAACTCAAACCTACCACATTTAGAAGTCAATTCATTGCATGGCTTAAAGATTGTATTCTTGTTTGGCTATGCTGATAGCGCTAGATGGAAAAAGGT